AATGACGTTGAATATCAATTAGAAGACCTAACCGAGCAACAACAGGCGATGGTCAACCACTGCGCTGACCTAGACCGAAAAATAAGGTCAACACAGTTTAATTTGGACCAACTGACTGTTGGAAAGGATGCATTTATATCGATGCTAACGGGCAGCCTAGAATCTGAGCAAGAGGCGTAGTGATGGACTTAATCTTAAAAAGTCTTAAATCAAAGACCGTGCAGTTTTCAATTGCCCTGGCGGTGCTAAGTATCCTGCAGGGTTACGTCGGGTTTCTGCCCGTTTCACCCGCAGGCCAGGCTGTTGTTGGTTGCATCATCGCATCATGCGTCACCGTTCTACGATTTGTCACTGTAAGTCCAATCTCGGAAAAATAACATGCTCGCTGAAATCTCTCTCCTTGTTTCCGGAATTAAGGCGGTGAACGAGACGATCTCAACCCTAAAGGAAGGCAAGGATAACCTAGATGGCCTATCTGGCGTCTTTGGCAAGTTATCAGAGTCTAAAGAGACCATTGATAAGATTGACCAGCAGGTTGAAAAAGGAGATCACGTACTCACCCAGGATGAGGCGCTAAAGTTAGCGTATGCTCGTGAAGAGGTACGCAAGGCTGAGAGAGCGCTAAAGAGGGCAACTCCCCCGGCGGTCTGGCGCGACATGCTCATGCTAAAGAGCAGGTCCGAACAGGACGCAAAAGAGAAAATCAGAAAGGAGCAGGCACTCATTGCTGAAAAAAACAGAAGGTCTAAGGCTATAGCAGAGGGCGTTGCGTTTTGGTGTGGTCTTATCGTGCTTTCGACTTTTGTAATTTATTTTAGCGGCCTATATGAGCAATTTTGATCCCAGAGACCCTGACGACTGGAAGGGGCTTGGTTTTGTGCTCTTTCTCGGCCTGTCAATTTACGCCTTAAAATTTATATCGGGCGGTTAAAGGAAACTTAATATGGCGCTTTTAGCCCTTGATGTCCCTGCTGGTATCTATAACCACGGGACAGAGTTAGACTCGTCTGGACGATGGAGAGATGGCAACTTTATACGTTGGCAAAATGGGTCAGTTCGCCCCATTGGCGGCTGGACAACGCGCAAGGCATCTGCAACCGCTGCTGCGCCACGAGGCGCTGTTGCTTGGAAGGATCACTCTGACGATGCGCATATCGCTGTTGGCACCTATAACAAGCTGTACGCTTTAAACCAGGGCTCCACAGTATCGGACATAACGCCAGTAGGTCTTACTGCTGGCAGCGTTGATGCTGACGTGAACTATGGTTTTGGCGGGCAGACCTACGGCAATGATGCGTATGGAACTGCGCGAGACAGCACGGTGCCAGAGCACGTTACTACCTGGTCCTTAGATACTTTCGGTCAGTACCTCATTGCCTGCTCGTCAAGTGACGGTAAAATCTACGAGTGGCAATTAGATGGGGCGGCAGCAGCGGCTGTTCTCAGTAATGCGCCTACCGGCAACAAGGCTACTATGGTAACTGATGAGCGCTTTGTGTTCGCTCTTGCGTCAGGCGGCAATCCACAAAAGATTTCTTGGTCCGACCGTGAAAACAGCAACCTATGGACACCCGCATCAACTAACCAGGCCGGTGACATAGAGCTGCAAACTACGGGTGAAATAATGTGCGGCGTCCGTGTTAAGGGTTCGGCACTTATACTGACTAGTCTGGACGCACACAGTGCGACCTACGCGGGACCTCCCTTTGTGTACTCCTTCAGCCGTGTCGGAAGCTCTTGCGGCATTGTCTCGCGACAGGCGGTGGTTGCTGTTGATGAGGGCGCATTTTGGATGGGAACCGCAGGGTTCTTCCAGTACAACGGCGCCTCTGTGCAGGAGATGCAGTGCGACGTTCTCGACTACGTCTTCACCGATATAAACGTAGCGCAGCGCTCTAAGGCCTGCGCAATACACAACTCGCAGTTTGGCGAAATCTGGTGGTTTTATCCGTCAGGTGACAGCCAAGAGAATGATCGATACGTTGTGTATGACTACAAGGAAGGGCACTGGAACATCGGTACGTTATCCCGTACCACTGGTGTGGACTATGGTGCGTTTTTGTCTCCGCTTTGGTTTGATGCATCAGGCAATCTTTACAACCATGAGTTCGGTTATGCCCACTCGTCGGCACCCTACGTTGAGTCTGGCCCAATCTCTTTGGGCGCCGGTGATAGCATCATCAAGGTCAATGAAATTATCCCAGATGAGAAGACCCAGGGCGATTGCACGCTGACATTCAAGTCACGTTTCTACCCCAACGGTGACGAGACAAGCCACGGACCATTCTCTCTTGGTAACCCCACCGGTGCGCGGTTTCAGGGACGCCAGGTGCGCATGCGCATCAACGGCAGTGAGCTAAAGAATTGGCGAGCGGGAAATATGCGGCTAAATGTCATTGAGGGTGGCCGACGTTGAGCTATCAGTTACCACAACCCGTCGGCTCTGAATGGAAGCTATGGGCAAGGCGCCTGGTTGATGCGTTGTCCGCAACACGGTCTCAGTTAGCGTACTACGTTGCAGGTGACTCGGCGGTAAATGATGGTGTTTTATTGTTTGACGCAGCGGGCTATCCCGTGGTGTCGGCATCAAACGCTTATAGGCAGGTTTTACTTGGAGGGGGCTGCGGCCAGTTCTATGCAACATCGACGCAGACACCAGCTCAGGCGAATACAGGTTATGCGATCAGCTTTGACTCGTCGTCAGCGACTGACGGTCTTGCGATTAATGGGTCAGATGCAACAAAGATCGACATTACAGACGCAGGACTCCTTAACATTAACATCACAGCCCAGGCAACAGCATCCAGTAGCTATACCGGATACCTGTGGGTCAATGTCAACGGAACCGATGGATACGCTGTAAAAAAAGCAGTCTCAGGAGACGATGTAATAACCCATACGGCTCTTGTTTCGGTTGCCGCAGGTGACTACCTGAAGGTGGTCTACGCGGTCTCTAACACCGGTTTAACGCTGCCTAATACGGCTGCATCATCACCTATGCCGGCAATACCTGCGGTGCAGGTTTCTATCAATCGAATAAAGCAATAAATGAACCTTACTGACGAGCTTAATCGGTGCAAACCGTGGATAGAGGCTGCGCTGGAATATTCTGGTGGTACGCACCTCTATGAGGACATTGTTGAGGGAATTATCACTGGCAGGATGCAGTTTTGGCCTGCTGATAAGGGGTGTGCGGTGACAGAGATTATCGTTTTCCCCCGAAAGAAAGTGTTTCACATCTTTCTTGCAGGCGGCGAAAAGGGGCAGATCGTCGATATGGATGAGTCAGCGGTGCAGTTCGCAAAGGCACAGGGCTGCACAAGCATGACGATTGCCGGTCGCAGGGGCTGGGCGCGGGTACTTAAACAGAAGCGGTGGACCGAGGCGTTCACCACACTTACGAAGGAAATTTAATATGTCAGGTGGAAAAGGCGGCAGCCAAACATCACAGGTAGAGATACCAGCCTACCTCGAGAATGCATCTAAGAAGAGCCTTAACCGGGCAGAGGCCACGCAGAACATTGGCTATATGCCATACATGGGACCAGACGTTGCGGCGTTCACACAGCCACAACAGCAGGCTATGCAGTCTAATATCGATGCGGCAGCGGCCTTTGGGCTTGTTGATCCAGGCCTAGACGCTATGGCCGGTATGCCACAGGCGGAAGACTTTAACGGTGTTCAGGGTTACTCATCATTCCCGATGTATCAGATGGCGGTTGATGACCTAAAGGCATCGCGTCCTGGTCAGGTAGAGGCCTATGACGACCTGTACGTTGACCCAATAACAGGGCAGGGTGGACACAACAACGGCTACCCGAGCTTTCCAGGGCACGCAGGAATGTCATACCCTGGCGTTGGCTCGATTGGCAATATTTCCGTTGACTATGACCCCTATGCAGGCAGCCGCGCTACACCTTCGCTACCTGAGACGCGAGGCGGGGAGTTGCCTGTCCGCAATCCTATGCCAGAGGGGCCCTTCGTTGTTGCTGATCCGATGCAGCTTCCGGGCGATACTTCAGTGTTTAACGAGCCGCAACCTGTAAGCCCGCCAATGCCACTTCCAGTGATGCAGCCGGCGGCCACTGTCGAGCCTCCATCTCCCTTGTTTAGCGCGGCAGCCTCACCGGCTCCGGTCAGCAGCATCCCGACCATGCCTGCAAGCATCCCCGCAGTGCAGCCCGCTTTAAATCAAGGCCTCGACATGAGCGGCCTGACTGGGAGCATCCCGACGTACAACACCAAAATGAGCGCTAAACCACAACTGCGCAACTCTAAGAAGAGGAAGTAAAAATGGCAAATGGCGGCGCTCAGGGCGTAGTAAAGACACAAAATCCAATGATGACAGGCGGCACTACACGGCGTGCGCCAAACATTAATCAATCAGCCGCGACCGGTATAAACGCAGCGATGGCAAACGCCGGTAGAGAGATGAACTACCGTCCAGGGATGGTCAGTGCTGCGCAGTATGGTCCAAGCGCAACGGCGAGCCAAGGCTATCAAGCAGCGGGCTCTTCTGGGCAGGGCTACAACGCTGCGACAAACTTCGGAAGAGGTTATCAAGCGGCTGGTGCCACTGGCGGCGGCTATCGTTCAGCGCAGGCCGGGTCAACAGGCTTTAATGCAGCGGGCGTTGGCTCACAGGGATATCAGGCCACTGATACAGGCGCTAGAGG